GCTCCGGTCAATCCCGCCGATGTCCTGTCGGTATGCCGCCTGCGCCATCTCCTGCGCCGTCCGCACCACTCGCCTCAGGTAGGCAAGCCGCTTTAGGTCGTCTATGTAGCTGTGCAGGTAAACGCTCGTGGATATCCCTAATGCAATCCCCGCAATCCGGTCAAGCCCGATCCTCTCCGCCTCGCCCCTGCGCGCCAGCTCGTTCATCACCGTCACCGCGTCGATCTCCTCTACTCCCTGCATCGCCTCGAAAATCGTTCGATACATCGGCGTGTAAAAGTCCTCCGCCAGAAGCATCGTTTTCCCCAGTGCCGCCGCGCCCCTGTCCAGAAGCATGCACCCCAGTGCCGCGCGCTCCGTCTCCTCGCTGTGTAAATCCTTCAGTGCGTCCATCCTGCTTCACGCTCCTTCCCCTTAGCCGCCGACCAAATCCCGGCGATTCATCAGTGCCTTGTTCTTGGCAGCAGCTGCCGCTCCGGGTGCCGATGTACCTTGTTGCCAGTCATCCGTCTGACCCTGCCACTTTGCATCCTGCCGCTCCCAAGTGCGAACCGCCGCCTTCCAGTCCTTCAGCTTGACTTTTCCGCGCATCCATCCCGTTGATGTGTAGTAATCTAAGAAATACTGTGGATCAATGCTGTTCCCCCGCTCCCTGCAGTATGCCTGCACTTCTTCCAGCGTCGGGGGTGTGAAAACGCACTTGCTGCTTTTTTATCTTTTTCTTTCTCTATCTCTATCTCTTTCTCTGTCGGACATTGTCCGGATATTTCTTGGACATTGTCCGGACAATGTCCAGAAAATGTCTTTTGTTCCTGTCTTTTAAGCCGCTTTCTCTGCGCATCCGCAGATTCAGAACCAACCATGTCCTTTACCGCAGTTAAGTATAATTCCTTGTTTTCCAAAATCTCAATCAATCCGACTTGCTCAAATAATTTCAGAGCCACAACAGCAGTGTCAATGTCAGTCCGCCCTATTTCGGCAAGCTTCTCCACATCATAGGGAATCAGCATATCTCCAACATTGCGAATCAAAACTCCGCCGGTGTTTGCGCTTTTCAGGCATAATCGTAAGTAGAAAACGATGTAGTCATTTCCGTTTTTTTGGTCTGAAATCCAATCAATCGCAGGGTCGTCAAAGAAGTTAATTGGCACTTTTATCCAGTAGTACGCCTTCTCTCTCGCCATCCGCCGTCTCTCCTTTCAGCCGCATTGCCCATCTTTCCAGCTTCTGCTCTTTTATTTCCTCTATCTGCTTCCGCTCCGCATCATTAAATAAAATAGCGTCCAAAGCCAATATCATGGAGATATGGCAAAGAAGTGTTTCCATTGCCTCCTCCTCGATAATTGGCGTTGGGTTGTCCCCGTATCTGGTACGGCGCAGCTTGAGTGCCGCCTTCGCTAAATCGTGGCATACTTCATGTAAGGATCTTTGAATGCGAATCAACCCTAAATCTTTCACCACAATCATTATGGATCCAACCATGCTGTGCAGAATCCGCCTGTCGTAAGCAGTGTATATCTTGCAAAGCAACACCTCCGCCGCCAGCTCCACATCCGCAGCCTCTTCACGCACCCCGGATAGCATTTTAAACGCCGTATCCTTCGCCAGCTGCGTTCTGTCCACTTTCTTGTCAAACACAAAAAACTCCTTGCATAACTCCACGCATTCCTCCGCTAATTGCAAAATTGCATCGTCCGTAGGCAGCAGCTGCAGCACCGTCTCCTTGTTCTCATTATAATTCATGATAAGTTTCCCTCCTGTCTCACCTTGCTTTTGTCAAACATATCTCCGAAATCAATCTCAATACCTGTTTCCTCTTGGATAGAAGTGCAAATATCAGCCCATGTTACCCAGCCGTCAGCAAGGCATTCCGTCTTTTCCCCGAATCTGTCCATAAATTGCTGCAGCCGTTTCTTTCCATAATGATGTTCGTCCCGTAGTACAGAAAGGCTAAGCGCAAGCATCGTGCGCACCGTTAGTTCCTTTATTGCCTCCAGTTCCAATGTCAGTTCTTTCTACGTAAGGTTTACACTAATACCTGTCACACCTCTGTTTTTAATTTCCGCTTCCAGAGCCTCCCTGCCGCCTTCTTGCACAATTTTTAACGCTAATGCAAGCCCGTCATTCCTTCCTCTCTGGTAGTCCTTCAAGTTCATTCTTTTTCCTCCTGTATTTCTCTCGCTTCTCAGCCAAAAGCCTGTCCCTGTGCCTCCAGTAATATCTCGCCTGCCGCGTCAATGTCTCATCGTTGATGCAGTCCGGATGCACGCAATGCAGGCAATCCATGTTGCAGATTTCTTCTTTCCTCATTGCTCCGCCCTCTCTCCTGCTCCTTTGTATGTATCCTCTGCCCTTGCGAAGCATAGTTTCTCTATGCTCTGCCCTTGCCGAACACTGCCATGCTATGCCCTGCGATGCCTTCGCCCTGCTACGCCTTTCTTTGCTATGCCCTTGCTGTGTGTTGCCCTGCCATGCTATGCCCTTGCTGTGCTTCGCTATGCCAAGCCTATCTTTGCTATGCCCTCGCTTTGCGACGCAAATCTTTGCACTTCGGTGTCTGGCCTTGCCTTTGCTGTCCTTTGCTGTCCTTTGCCTTGCCTAGCCTTTGCTATGCTTGTCCGTGCGCAGCTATGCAATGCCCTTGCTGTGCCCTTGCTATGCCTTTGCTGTTCTCTGCATCTCTTTTCATTCCCATGCGCCTCATTGCCATTGCCAAGCTAAGCTCATCTATGCCTTTGCGTTGCTGTCCGTCGCCCTGCCATGCTATGCCCTTGCTGTGCCTTGTCACGCCAAGCGGATCTTTGCAATGCCTTTGCTTTGCCCTGCAAGGGTAAGTTTTCCTCGCTTCGCTTCGGAAACCGCTATATTTCGCCGTTCTTTCCTCGCCTCACCCAACCTGTCGGTCAGACGTTCGCTCGTCAAAGCCAAACGGCTCAACCGCTACTAAAGCTATGCCTTTGCCTTGCTGTTCAATGTTTCCCTTCGCAATGCCTTCGCCATGTATTTCTTGGCTTCGCTATGCCCTTGCTGTGCTTTTCTGAGCCATGCAATACGTTGCTATGCCCTTGCACTTCCTTGCTACGCTGAGCTATGCCCTTGCGCTTATTCTAAAATGTCCGAAAATTCCGCCGCTCTTTCCTCCAGAATCTCACAAAGGAATCTTCCCTTGCCGCTGTTGCGCCATTGTCCCAGCCCCCGCAGCTTGCCGTAGCTCAGCCATTCTTTCACCGCCGGCACCAAATCGTCAGACATCACCAGTATGGAAAACTCCAGCACCGCTCCCGCCGCAATCTCCTCGCTGTTTGCAAGGCCCACTCTCTCCCCCTGCGGCGTGTTGGCACGCAAGGAACGCTGGCAGCTCCCCATTTCCTCCGCCGTCTGCACCGGAATCTGCCGCTCCTGCACAAAAATAAGCCCGTCAATCTCCTTCTTGTAAGCCTTGATTTTGCTGCTCTTCGTGCCCTTCACCTTCCGCAGCACGCCGCAGGCATCCTTGAAGAAGCCTTTGATTTGGTAGTCCCAAAGGATAGGATTCCCGTCCTTGTTTCTCGAGAACACCGTTGTCCCCTTCTCAATCACCTCATCCACACCCACCGCCGCAATTTCTTCCTCACGGCTCGGCGCATCGGGCGCATGGCTCGCAATAAATTCGCTGTGCAACGCTTTATTGTTGCTCGCCGTGCCTAAAAGTGCTTCAATCGTTGTCAGTCTGCATTTCAGAATTCTCATTTTTTCTCCTCCTCTTTCCTTCCGGTTTATTCTTCTTCCTTCTCAGCAGCCATTCTGTCTGCGTCCATTTGTCTGCGCTGTTCATATTCCGCCCGGTCTATTTCACGCCACCCTTCTTCTGCTTCCGCAAAATATCGGTTGACCTCTTTTCTCTCTCCGGCACTGTCAAGAATATATAAAATCCCGATTGTGTCAAAATCGCCATTTTCTCTGTCTGTCAGAAATTCCTCGTAAACCACCTTGTAGGTTTCAGGCGTATATGGCATAGTGACAGGAAAATATTCACTCGCAATTTTTGATACATGCCCATTATGCCACCAAGCAGAACTTTCTGATGCCCCACAGCAGAAACGATTGACATCACTATATTCAATGTGTCCATCTGCATACACATCTTTGAATAAAGAGCTCATTCGTTTGCATTGGTATGTAATATAATCTTTTTGGGAAAGATATCGTCCGCATTCCTTCCAAACATCATCCGTATCCTCAAT